AAAAATACTCTGCCCTTTTGACTTCGTACCACCGAGCCATAACCGTCCCACATAAAATGCGCCCATCTTTGGGAATCCCCTCCCCGGAGCCTGACCCGCATTAGGCGAATCAGGGGCATAGACCGATGACCAGACATCCTCTTTCCTTGGTTTACCGTTGACGTTCTTTGCAAAGGTTATTTTTTTAGCCGCAGTGCCACTGGTGGGAAACCCGGCAAACAATTCAAAATCTTTAGCTGACTCACCATCACTTGATATTTTGTATGTCAGTGATCCTGTCCTGGTCACCGTCACCCCGGTCTCGCCCATCACAGGCATTGATTGAATAGCCTTCTGTATATTGAATAACGTGCTGTCTTGTTGGTCAGCCGTAGTATCCCCGGCAAAGGTAATATTGGTGGACACAACACCCTCAATATCAATCTGGAACGTATCACCCGCTAACCAGGCTGTGCTGGCTGGAGCCGTTGCCGATAACGCTAACGTCATGGTTTGTTCATCAGCCACAGGAACCGGGCTATTTGCATCGTTATAGTCATATTGAGGCACATTCAGAAACGGCACATCCGTTAACTCAAACGAGTCATAGTTGGACTGACCATCATTTACAATGCGTTGAGGCGCGTAATCCTCATGGAATAACAGCATCACGTTCTCGGTTTGCACCTCCCGAACCGCCATCACCGATGCAGCGTTAAAAGGCGTTATGACATCTGCTAGATGCAAAGTGCTTGCACCCGCTATGTAAATAGCTAGATTTTCTTGCGTTAAAACACACAGGTATTGGCGATCACTTGCGGCAGCAAAACCAAATAGCTTGACGTTATTGGATGAACTCGCAGAGCCATTTGCCATGACGTTAAACTCTGCCAGGTTAATCGTTTGTGAACCTAGATCACCCGTTGAATCGCCCGACCTCACCAACCGCCAGTATCTTGTACCAGACCCACCATGATTAGTTAAACGCTTTCTTAGGGTTCGTTCAGTATTGCTAACCTCAAACGTACACACATCTGTCCAGGCTGTGCCATTGCTTGAGTTCTGAATCTTTAGGTTACAAACCGTTGTGCTTGCTGTAACCGTCTTTATCTTTCTAACATCAATGAACAAAATAGCCGGAGGACTAGCCGTTAAATCATAACGTGCTATCTCAAAGTCTGGTTGCCCAGATGTGCCACCCGTACCAATGACATTAGTGGTGGTATTGGTTGCCAGGTTGCCATCGTTGATATTGCCAGGCGTACCACCGTTTGCCATTGTCGGTGTAGTTGTATTCCGGGTTAACAGGTTAACCGCCTCTGCTACCACCTCAGTACCGCAACGTCTTTTCAAACCACCTTGGGGAACAATCAGTACATCACTGGCTTGCTGCACACCTTGGTAATATTGATCGAGATCAACACGCCCTTTTATCAAAGGCGAGAGTTCGCCTGACATGAACGATGCTTGCAGAAATGATGACCGGGCCATTAGAACCTGACATCAATAAACGGACGGGATTGAAGGGGCGTTATAGGCGATTGCTGGCTATCAGTATAACGTGCCATTCTTGACGCATTATCATACTGTGCCGCCATCAATTCCATCGATGCAGCCGAGTCACGAATGCTAGGCGCAAAGTCCATCGCCAGCTTGTATTCCACCATCTTTGCAAAATACGCAGGCCATTGAGACTCAGCCACGTTTGCAGAGTAATCGCAGAATAATGAACCCGAATAATTGCAATACACCTGCCCATCAATGACCTGATAATTAATACTCGGATCAAGTTTAATCAAGAACATCATGTCGCTTGGCAATTCGTACATATGATCGTACTCATTACCCACAGGCGTTGCTGCAACCAGGCTTAACTGCGCTTTCTTCCGGGCAAAACTCCAGCGGAACTTTGATAGCTCCATCTGCACGGTGTTGTCATACAGGCTATCTGCGACAACGTGAGCGCGAGTCGTTCCCGACAACGAAGTTAATGGCAAGTCACCAATCAAGGTTAGTGCACTACTAATCACGTTCAGTTTACTTGCCATAACCTATCCCATTAAAAAAGGGGGGATCGCTCCCCCCAACCTGGGGTTAAGCAGTAATCACTATGCCAGCACCCATAACGACTGTTGTGCCGTTATTGGATTCGACATAGGAAATTCTACCCGTTGGCGTACTTCCAGTTGTACCAATGATAATCATCGCATCGCCAGCGTTTAACTCATCTTTCGCACTAGCAAAGTAATTAGTATCAGCAGTAACAGTTGAAGTCGCATCAGCAGTTGAATACTGCCACGTTGCACCGCCCGTACCTGACCCACCGATTCGGCATAAGCCATCTCTTGAAAAAGCCATGATCTATACCTCCTCTATGCAGTCTTGGTGTATTGGACTTTAACCAGACCGCCTTCATCGCGTACCACGGAACCAGCCTTCAGCATTCCGTTACACAGCCATGATGTGCGCTCTGCAACCCAATCGACATCCGTTCTCATATCAATGCCTATCGCTAAACCTACAGCGGGGCGTTGGAAGAACCAGGAGTCAACCACGTTGGCAGCTTCAGTCAGACCACCCTCAGTCCTCGACTCAAGAATGACGAACTCAAAACCCACATAGGTATTGATCTCACCACTCACTAGAGCTTTGGCAGCTTGGTAATCGATTGAAGTTGCAGTGTTGTCGTTTAAAAGACCGCCTAAACCCAAAGCCTCTATACACGCAAAGAGTTCCGAATTCGGTACACCTTGATTGCGTAACTCGACTTGAGCCTTGATGATCTTCGCCATATTTAAGTTGGTGCCAGCACCTCCCACAGTTGTCGGAACAGTAGACGTTAACGGCGTGGAAGCATCCATCGCATCAATAACCAACTGATCTGATCTTCGACCTAGCGCCCCGGCAATGGTAAATGCCAGTTCGTTTTTCTCGTCAAAGTTCACATCTTGCTGATCAAAGATGTCGGTATACTCTGGTGCGTTCCAGTTCGTTAAAGTCGCTGTCTTGAACTCGTGAGCGACATCCATCGGAGTGACAAGATCACTGGTTGACTTTTGATTAGCCAACCCCTTGCCCATCCTTCTGAACTTGTATGTGTCACCAACGACATTGTTGCGCTGTGTCACCGCTGGCTTGAGTTTCCCCATGCCTTGATACGCCTGCTTAACAAGTGCATCGAATTCAGTGACCGCAACACTCGAAAGTGTTTTGCTCATTAAATAGTCCTCTAAAAAAGAGTATGTAAATTACTTTTCTAAAGGTTTTTTGCAGAGTGTCCAGTGATTCGGGTCTGCTAAAACCTAACAATCACCGGACTTCATAGAAGGTACCCGATTTGCAAATAATAACTTTTAACGTGTATTACGTCAAACTATTTGCGTTTTTTATTTTTCCGCATTTTCATCCGGGCTTTTGCCGCAGCTTTATACCCATCTTTCGTATACGGATAATGTTTTTTACCGACTTTAGGCATTATTGTATTACCCTTTGATATGGGCCATCACCCACAACTTGTTCCCACATTTGCATCACTTTCCTATCGTACTCAGGATCAACAGCGCGAAGCAATTGACCACTCTCATGCTTTTTCTGCATGGCATCTAACACTTCTTGTTTAGTAATGCCTGACTCGTTAACGCCACCATCAATCGGCAGCTTCTTCGGAGCTAACGTCTTAATCATGAACTCGGCCACGGCAACGCTGTTAGCACTGTTCACCAGGTTACTGAATCCATCGTATTGCTCTGGGGTCATGTTCGCCCTGGCAAACCGGGTTAATGATTCAACACGCTTACCCGCCTCCGGGCCTAACGCTGCCATCTCTTGCTCTTTGCTGACTTCTTGAAATGCTTTTTCATTAGCCGTTAGTAACTCCCACGCAGAATCAAAATACTCCTGATTCATATTTGCTTCACTAGCAAACGTCTTTAAATTGTTAAACAGCAAGTCATCCTCTTGCACACCCTCTGGCATTTGGTAGCCATCTTTGGGCGCACCCGTAAACCCACCGAACTTCTTTTCTAGTTCGTTGTACGCTCTCGCTTGTTCCGACACGCTGGTATATCGAGAGTTCTGATACCAATCAGGGACTTCACCGTTACCCTTAACGCCCTCTGAGAGAAAATACTCACCCTCCGCGAGAACCGTCTGATCCGATGTATCCAACAGACTTTCCTGCTGCGCTTCCTCAGTTGCTTGCTCGACTGCTTCTTCTGCCATGCTTAACTCCACGGTAGTTCAATAATCTGTCTGCTCTTGGGTGGCCTCTGATATTTAAGATTAATCTCTGTTAACCGCCTCCCACCGTTAATCATTGATAGTTCATTCACATCAATCCATGCCCGGTGCTGTTGATTGCCTTCCTTGTCGTTCTGATAACACCGAAACGCTTTAAACTTCGCCAAATATTCGTAGTAAACAAAGCCATACTGCTTGCCCAATGCTTGCAGCCAATCCATCTTTAAGCCAATCTTTTCTAACTTTGCCTGATCGCCTTTCTCAATCTGTACCTTGATCTTTTTTGCTCTGGGCTTTTTCTCTGTCATAAGATTTGCGCCTGACTAATTTGATTTGCTATGTACTTAACCACTCCACCCTCGCCATTGTGATAAGCCGCCTCGTACTCGATGTTCTGACTGCCCAGGCTAGTGTTGTTTTCCCAGACAAACCGGGTTGTTAAATCTTGCAACACCCGCTCACCATCTGCACCCTCAAAGACCCGATGATATGCTTGCGCTAATTCCGCTTGCTCCCTGCGCTTTTCGGCATTAGCCTTCTTTGCTTCCTCTTCATCCATCAAGCCATCAAGGTTGTCCCAGGTCACATCACTGGCCCACCTTGACTAACTTGCATACCCTGTTGCGCTGCCTCTGCACCCGCTTGAATGATTTGCGCTTGCTCACTGTCAGACCGCACCAACTCAGCCGGGACACCCATCTTCTCGGCAACCCAAGGGCCGAACTGTTCTAGCTTAAAACCGATCTTCGCCTGGTCAGGGCCAGCGTTAGCCATCACAAACTGAACCGCTTGCGATACGTTAACCACATCCTGATCGTCTTGCGCCCTTGCTAGTGGCGAAGTAAATTTGATCTCAACCTCTTCACCGTTTAAAACAAGCGGCTGGATAAGACCCCTCCTTCCAAGTATGTAAGTCACACGCTGCAATATTGGGATCAGCACCTCGGTCTGTAACCGACCAAAGGCAGAACCAATCCGCTTTGCTAACTCCCTCGATTCTATAGCAACCTCTGTCGCTGAACGCACAGGCGCAGTTGGATCACGCAGATCATTGAACAGACTTTTCTTGATTGATGCTTGCAAGTCTTGAACTTCAAACTGCACCAGACTGAGATTAGCTCCCGTATCCAATCGCTGAATTGATGGGTTAGAGGAATTGTTTGACCCGACAGGTATGACAACGCCAGGACTGATTGAGATGTTGTAGGGGTTAGTCACACCATCATCCGTTGCGGTATACATACCCGCCAAGTCAATAGCGGCTTTCTGTAGGACAAATTCTTTTATCTTATTAAGTGAGCGCACATCAGGTAATGATTGCAATGCGGGGCCTCGACCTCGTATCTCACCAGAGACTTTTGAATAACGCCCGGTCACCCAGGGACTCGATGGCCCGAAGTCTTCCATCCAGCTTATGCGATCCTCCGACTTGACCCAGACGCAGCCGTAATAGGTTTTACTCTGGGGGATATACACCACGCCCTCACTGACATCAACCTCGCTATCCGGGGCAGTCTTGATCTGATCTTGTATTGATTGGCTTGGCTTGAATCCTACCCACATCCTCTCCAGGTTACGCGCTTTGACCTTAAACCTACGCCAGTGCGTTTCGATTGTGCCAAACGGCCCCTCTTCAAACGCAATACCCTTCTGCGGGATCGCATTGAAGATAATCGGCATATTGTCATCATCATCCTCATCAATTCGTAATGTGGCTGTGCCGATCAATAGATCAAGTGCATGCTCATAGAACTGAGTCGCAAAGTTTGACCGGTTAATATAATCAAACGTAATCTCTGCTTGCTTCTCCAGATTATCGCGTATGTCCTCTTCGCTGACATCAAACTCACCTGTATCCAATAGCATCTGAATCATGTTCGATGGTTGAAAGGTTGCCCAACGCGCCCATATTGGAGCAACATTCTCTTGCAGTTTCGATGCGCCCTGCTGTATTGCCTCCAGTGCAGTTGAATCAAAGATGCGTTCCATTTTCTTCTGCCCCGGCTTGTTATCGTTAAACAAGTTTCGGTTAGGCAAGAAGTATTCGTATGCGTCATCTAGCTGATCGCGCCACATCGACATCCGCTCAAACGCTTTAGCTTCTCGCGTCTTCAGATCGTTGAGAGTGCCTAGCTCTTTCGGTAATTCCATTACCCGATGCTCCGACCACCACCGCCACCACCCGTAAATCTACTGGGGATCATAGAGGCGTAATTGTTTCTGCCAGGATTCGGGTTAAAGGTTGTCTTAGCTTTTGGCCCGCCTTTCGCCAACAGCGACATATTGCCAGCCGCACCACGCTTGCCAGCCTTCTCCCGCTTTTGCTTTTCTTCCATCTCCTCATCCAGCATCGCTTGATTCGCACGTTGAGCAGCTAACTCCATTGCGCTAGGCTCTGGTACGTCAGGTGGGTCAGGTTTTAGAAATCCCATTGCGCTTCTCCAAATATTTGTAAAGTTGATAAGGCGTAATGATGAACGGATTAGAAATGCCGAGTATTTGCTTGGTATGACCAACACAAGTATTTAGCATAAATAATCCTTTCTTACTGCCCTCTGATTCAACTCTCATTAAATAACCTTCCTCGATTATCTCATTTATTTTTGAAAGTGTATACAGTTCAACGCCAATTGTATTTCGTGCATAAATAATGAAGTGCTGACGGTATGCCTTGATGACAAAACAATGTTTGATACCTTCCTTGAGAAACGGACTCCACCAGTGCTTTTGCGTATCAGTAAAGCACACATGATAGACCTCACCACACATTGACCTGTACCTTGGCTTGATGCGCTTTAGGACGCATACCAGCCGCCATCGTTTCCGTCCAGCCAAGAGCCAATGTCTGTAATGCATCAGCACCATGAGACGCCCAATCATGCACCGGGCTATCCCTAAAGCAATTGTGTTTAGCATCCCATTCCCGGTGGTAACTACCCAGGCAGTTCAAACCATGTTCACACCGATCCTCATCAATCCATAACCGAGGAAAGATTCTTCGGGTTGCCTGTATGCCTTCAGCCTTCTTAGCTGGACGCTGAACTGTTCTAAAGGTTAACCCCATATCCCTAGCGGTTTCCTTTCTGCTGCGCCCGGTTGTTAGTTCCCGCACCTCAATATCATGCGGAGCAAGATGCGTCCCAAACATGACCGAGTGCTTGGTGGCGTAATTGTTTAACCATTGAATATAATGCTCCATGCCTTTACCTGAGTTCTCGTAATAGTCAATCAGCCTCAGTTCTTTACCAAAGGATTGCAGCAACCAGATGCACATATTATCGGATATACCCAAGTCCCAGCTTGTGTGAACAGGCAATGAGTGTTCAATCGGGAGCTTGCAAATGCGCTTCTGTTCTTTGGCAATAGCAATCTGATCCGCGAAGTATGCGCCCGGTATTAGAGCTTCAAACGATCCATAATATTCTTGCTGAAGTATCGCTTCCTCAACACCTTCTTGGCGTTCTTTCTCAATGACATCCAATGCGATAACAGGCGTACCATCCTCCCGCTGCGTGTCCGTTACCGATAAGTTTTCAGTGAACCACCCTTCTGCTTTCTTTGCCATGTTGAACAAGGTATACCCATGATTCTTGCCCCTGGGCGTATAGATAAAGATCGCCCAACCGTTGTTCTCTGCAAGCATTGGCCTGATGTAGTTCCACGCATTAGGATCACACAAACTCCACTCTGAGAAGATCACACCCACCGGGTTAGAGCCTACCAACGCATCATAGTTATCGCTGCCACATAGCTGCCAGGTTGAACCGTTGACCATTTCAATCTGCATTTCCTGTGTAGACGTTCTCGCTCTGACTTCCTCCGGGAATACCTGATCAAGTATCTTGCGGCCTTCACCATCAATGCCTGACCAGATAGCTCGCCTTGCTTGTGTTTGCTTGGGGAATAGATGCCAGTAGTTACCGACCCGGCTGAAGGATTGTTTGGCAGTAAAGTTTAGACTAGCGGAATCTTTCCCGGCCCTTCGATGCCATACCAGACACGCACGTTTAACGCCTCTATCCATTGCCTCAAAGAATGGCAACTGATGTGGCCTGGGGTTCCAGCTATTTGGAATTGTTATCTGCATACTGCACTAGATTTATTTGCAGCGGCTCACCACCCTCACCCGTATGCTCGACTGCTTTTAAACGCGGCTCAGTGTACTCAGCAATCCGATCCCATGCTTTGCTTGCTCTCTCCAAGTCAAGTATGTCATCAGACTTTTCAGCAATCTCATTCATGCGATGTGCGTTCTTCGCAGCCGACATTATTGGATGAAAATCATCGCCATACATTTCTCGCAACCTGGACAACAGGAATTTCTTATTGCGATTACTGCTACCTATCGGTCTCGACATAGTTTTTTACTCTCAACTCTTTGACCATGCTTGCTATTTCAATCAGCATTTTGGTCTCAACTCGCTCAACGCATTTAAGTCACTGAATTTGTTTTTTTCATAGCCGCCTTCAGTTTGCTCCCAGACTTCTTGCTGCAATATAAACTGGAGTTCTTGCTGATTTACTTCCTCACCGAAATCGTCATGAACAACAACTTTATCCAAACAAATAGCCCTCGCTTCTAAGCACTTGTCCTCTCCGCTAACACCATCATGCGAAGAGCTATAGGCCGCATGATGAAAAGAATCATCGCTTGCGTCACTGACTTCCTTTTTTCCAAAAATTCTGTCATACCCTTCCTCAAAGTTCTTACGAGACAATGCTGTACTTCTTCGCGCATGATATCCCTTACCCCCATGACTCCACTCCGGGAAGTGCCTCTCTTGATCTTCCTTGCTTAAAGATGGCCTGTGATCTGTAAACGCTGGCATTTTATACACCCATAAAG